AAACTTACTTGATTTTCTATCTTATATCAAAAAGGGTAAACCTAAAAATAAAAGTGGTAATAAAACTAAAATTATAGGTATTTCGGTTGATTTTCGATATAACAAAAAGTCAATTAAAACAATCACGGAAGATTAATTAATTAAACTTTTTATTAATGTATTTACTTTTTCATCATACTTACTTATAATTGTATTTAATTTACTAAGATATACACCACATTCAAATTTATTTAAACAATAATCTTTTGTTATAGTGTTTAAATCCACATCTCGTTCTTTATTAATTAATTGTAAACTCTTCCTATAAAAACGTTTTTTATCAACTTCAGTCATTGTAATCCCTTTATAATAAAAGACTAAGCCACCGATTTATTTAATTTTATTTAAAATAAATCGGTGGCTTATTGGGGAGGGAAAATGGCACGCAGAGCAAGGATCGAACTTGCGACGAGTTGATTAACAGTCAACCGTTCTACCACTGAACTATCCGCGTATATTAAAATGGTCTGAGTGGCAGGACTTGAACCTGCGATCTGTCGCGTCCAAGGCGACCGTCTTAGCCAACTAGACTACACCCAGTTAAGAATCAACATTTATATTTTTTATATCTTTCACGTCTTCTTCGTTGACGTTCTTCTTTTGGTAATGAATTCCATGTCTTTCTTCTAGATTCATTATCTCTCAGTCTTTGTTCTTCTTTTGAGAATCCTTGTCCGTAATTTTTACCATGACCTCTGTTTGTAGATTTATTACCGACTTTTCTAGAAGCTAACACATTACATTTTAAATGACTAAAATCAATATTGGTTAAGTCAAAAAACAATTCTACTGGATTGTCACTATCTAACCAAGGAACTTTATGTTCTATACTAAAAGTTTCTCTAGTTAAAACTTCGCCACATCTATAGCAAGGTTTATCTTTAATTAAATTAAATAAGATATCTTTAAATAAACGATGGCTTGCTTTACCATGACTCATTCCTAGTTGTATTTGTTTTTTCATATTCTACTAAACCAACAATGTTTCTCGACTAGTATTAAAATTATACCATAAACTATAACAAGTGTCAAATACAAATGTTAAGAAAATTCACCTGCAATCAAATCATAAGTACCATCACCGTGACCAATACAATGATTATTATCAATTTTACTTCTTAGTAAATTGTTTGGACCACGTTGTGAATAGTTACATTCATGAAAATGTTCTTCTGAATGATATGGTTGAAATTTACTATAAATAAAATTCCTAGCACTCCAATCAGATTCCGACTTACGATTTAAAATGGTATCTAACATATCTTCTTTTGTAACTGGACGATCTTCTTCATCAAATATTTGATATGTATCATCATTAAAAAATTTCATCCAATCGCTCAAGTCATGAATACCTTCATCAGGAATAACATGTAAACTAAAAACCCAACCATATGAGCTTTTACCTATATGTTTTAGTTTATCACTTCTAGCACAACATTCACATGGTTTTGTTTTTAAGTAATAATTCATACCCATTGGAATAAAATTCCTTATGCGGTTTTAAGCTTGTGTGAACACTTTGGACAATAATAATGTGTTGCCTTTTCACTCACCTTCTTCTTCGTCCATCCAATTTTTTCAGACTTTGTAAAAGCAACTTCAACACTAGATTCCTTTGTACTTTTATTTCCACACATTCTATTTGTCTTTGGATTACGATTTTCACAAATAAGACAAGCAATATTATTACGAGTAGCCATATTTAAATCTCCAACGTGTTTAGTTAAGTTTTTTGTACTTTAAGGAAAAGTTACAATTATCAATGACTAAAGTTTCATGCGTTTTAATTTGATCTTTACTGAAATTATGATCGGGTTGAATAAAACAGTGTTTAAAATTTGAGTTTACAAAATGAATTGAATTTATAGCGTTATCATAAAAATTACACTTATATACATTTGTATGCTCAAATTTACAATCTTTAAAAGTATTTGCTGTAAAATCATTTTCGTCAAAGCTACAGTTTAAAAAATAACACGATTTAAAGATATTATTTGTTAATTCATTATTCATAAAATGTACATTTGTAAACACACATCGTTTAAATTGATTATAGTTAAAAATAGAATTGATAAACTCAACATTAAATAGTTTTAAGTCACTATATATAAGTTTTTCAATATCTTTATTTAAAGTAATTGTTTGATAATTTATATTATTTTGAATAATGTGAAAACCGGGAAGACTTTTATTTATACAATCATCATGACTATTTAAAAATAGATCACTATATTGATAACAATCTCCAGTCCCTTCAAATTTACATTCATACTCTCCCAAATATATAGCTTTCATATGTATCCTATTACACGTTAAGTTCAATAGTTTCGGAGATATTCAGGCAAATAAAATTGCAACCCTCCAATACACGATTAAAAGAAATATGCCAGTGACCAAAAATCCAATATTTTGGTTTATGTATTTTAAAAAATTCATCAAACGCTTGACGAGTTATACTTTTTTCTTCGTATAATAGTTTACCAAACTTTTTAGTAACAAATTCTGGACAATCATGTGTTACCATAATTTCTGGTTTATTTTTTTCATAAACTTCCATTAACTGCATTAACTTTGAATAACTTAATTCTTCATCCCGCCACCAATCCCTACCTTCAGTTCTATACGCTTTGTCGATAGAATTTGCACCACCAATAAACATCATGTTATTTTCTATATATCCATCTGGAATATAAGAATGACATTCCACACAGCTTTCAAGATGGTCGTGATTTCCTCGAATAAATCTATGTGTTCCCGGTATATCTTTAAAAATATTATTGATATAAACGGGTTTAGATTTATAGTCAGGAAACCCTACACCAAAATCTCCAACTTGTATAGAATTTAAAGACTTATATTTATGTATAAGTCTCTCATAGTTTTTTAAATCACCATGAATGTCACCAATAAATAGCATGTTTTAAATCCCTTTTATTTGATTATACCATAAGTTTGGTATAAGTCAAATTTTAATCTAATTTAACTCGTCTCATAAAATAAGTCTGAACTAATTGATCATCAGTTAAACTAATCGTAGAATCTTCACCTATACAAATAATTTTATCATTTTCAACACGAAATACACTCAAATTACCATAATCATATTCTGGTGTAAGTGTAAAACAATTATTTTCTACTTGGTATTCTTTATATTTTTTGAATGTGGTTGGAAGACCAAATCTTTCTATAGCAAATAGATAATTGTTGTTATGTATTACATCAAAAATTTCTTCCCAAGCTACACACCAATCGGTAGATTCATAGTGAACTATATTTAATTCATTCTGAAGTTTTGAAATAATTTCTTTTAGTTTTAAAATTTGTTTATCTTTGTCTTCAATCGAATTTACAAGTTTTAAATGCTTCTCAACATTAATAAATTCCATGGAGTCTGTCCTTAACTTGGTTATTATCCGTAGTACCAATTCTTCTTTTCAGTTCTCTTCCTAACAACCTTTTTTGATTGTAATGTTTTTATATGGTCAAATAACTCGGTATCAAAATATCTCAATATAAACTTATCAAACATAAAATTCTTTTTTAACTTAACAATTGTCCAAAATCTGTACTTAATATCATCAATATGAATTGCAGGTTTATTATATATACAATATATAGATTTGCATGTGGTAATATTACATTTAATTGTCATATATAGTTTTATTCGACGTTTAATTTTATTAAATAACTTTGATTCCGTATAATAACTAAAATATTTGAGATTTCTTGTTATTTGATTTTTACACTCAACCTTATCAAAATTCCATAGATTTTTATATAAAATTATTGAATTGGTTACCTGTCTGTGTATATCAATATAAAAATCAGAATTCATATCGGTTTTTTCATTGACTACAGGAAATAAACATTCTGCAATAAATACATTTTGATATGATGTATTAAAATAGTTTGAACCACGATAATTGATATGTTGTAGGTAATAATCATTTACTTTTATTCGGCGTTCCTGATCAGGTGATATTTCAAACGACTTACAACATTTTAAGAAATACAAATTAGTTTGTTGATAAAAAAATGAACTTAAATGTTGTTGAACGTTTGTTAATCCTCTCACTTTAAATTTAAACTTATTCATACATTCTTCTTTTGTACTATCACTCATAATTCGTATTACACTCCTTTCAAAAAGTTATGATAAAAAAGAAAATGAGTATTTAAATTAATAAATACTCATTTTTATGAAGGGATGAATTGTCAATATTATTAATTATTTATCAATAGTTTATTATTAATATTTTATATATATAGTATTCTTAAAATTTAATCCTCATCAAGAAAATCAGGTGAGTTAATAAAATCTTCAGAATTTGTATTTAGATTATAATCTTCAATTTTAGAGTTAATTTCTTTATCAAGATTTTCAATAAAATTAATACATGCTTGAACAGTTAATTCTTTAATAAAACAAACTGAACAAGTTGAATCTTCAAAATCACTAAAATTTAATTCTTTGTCGATCTTTTGTAAGTTTACACTTAGATCAGTTAGCTTTGAAATTTCAGTTGATAACTTACGAATGTATAAAATTGGTTGAATTTTATCTAAAAGAATTTTTAGTTCATCAACTTTTTCAATAAGTTCGTCAGTATGATTGTCATAGATTGATAAAATTTTTTGTGTAGATTCGCTCATTTATAGGTTTCCTCTGATAATAATACACTCTATTTGAAATTATATAATAGCACAGTCTATTGTATAATTAAATAAATTCATACAGGACAAATATTTGAAAATATTATAAGATTTATCTCTAATTGTTGACGGTGTTTATAATTCGATTTAAATTATTATATTTAAATCACTTTTTATTTTTTCGAACTTACCTAAATTAATTATACAATAATATAAGGAGAATGTCAAATGGCAGAAAATAGTTTTATTGCAGCCGCATCAAATAACAATACATTTACAAGAAAATTTGGTACTACAAATGGTGAAGAAGTACAACCATTTCTATCAGGTAGAGGGTTTGTCGAGTTTACAGGTTTACCTGCGCTTCTTCCTAATGTAGTTAATGCTAATCGCAAATTATCACACAGAAAACAAATAGATTCACCGGGAATTAAAAGCTTACTAGAATCTACAAACTTATCATTAACAATTCCGGGTAAGACTGTTAACAAGACTGAATTTACTGGTCTTGGTGGAATTACTTGGGGTGTACCAACAAACGTTCAAGTTGATAGTACAATTTCAATGAGATTCTTTGAACTTGCAAACACACCATTACTTAGTATTTTTCATGGGTGGGTTAGACTCATTCAAGATACACGTAACGGTGTATCATTACTTGGCGACGTTGGTGCTGGTGGTGATATGTACTTAAAGCAAAACTATGCTTGTAACGCATTCTACTGGACAACTCAGCCTGATGGCGCTACAATTGATTATGCAGCTTGTTTTACTGGTGTATTTCCAATGAGAGATCCCGCTGACCAATTTGGATTTGATTTAGCATCTATCGATAAGGTTGAAATGGATATTGACTTCAGCTTTGATTATATGTTTGAAGAAGATTGGGTATATCAACAGTGTAACCAATATTCAACCAACAGAAAAGGTAAAATGCCATCATCTTACAGTAACGAACTTGTACCTACTGGTGCTTTAGATGATTATGTACGTCACGCTCAAATATAATAATACCATAGTATAATTTAATAAAAATAGGCATGTTATTTAAAACATGCCTATTTTTTTATTTATAAATTATTATTTAATTAATATCAATATTATTATTTTTAATAAAGTTATATAGAATTTTAATTGTGTGTAATGATTGATCTCTACGAAGTTCATAACATTTTTGTCCGAATTTGTCAATAAAAATAACACTTTCATCAGAGTCATTATTATCTAATAATTCGGGATCATTATTATATTTTTCTCTAAGTGTATCTGAATATACACTTAATTCATTTTTTAATTTAATAAACCGCTCATTTAAGCTTTTTAGTTCTGTGTCATCTGAACTATTCAAAAACTCATCTCGTGGAGCATCTGGACGATTAAACACATCATAAGAATTAAATGGTGATTTAATAATAAATTTAATATGATCAATTGGACTATTATCTTCGTCTAATTTATCAATAAAGCTTTTGTTTACTTCATCTAAACTATGTTCGGATTTAAATATACTCAATTTTTCCATTATAATGTCGGTCATGTCTTGTGGTAATTTATCTGTCATAATTTCCATCCTTTTGTAAATTATAAAATAAAATATAGTCCAATTTCAAATTATTGATTATTGTATATAAATATTATATAATTGGACAAATTTAATGTAAATTTTAAATCAAACTCACCGTCAACAATTAGGAGAATTTAAAATGAGTATAAGTAAGTTTACTGGGTTTAAGACCTATAAGTCACCCACTTTCACAGTTACATGTCCACACTCTGGATTCCAGTATGAAGTAAGAAGTCTGAATGTAGGTGAAATCACTCGTATCAAGGAAAGTTTAATTACTTCAAATAGACTAACAGAAACTATTCTCGATATTACTTGGACAGTTATTGATAAAGATTCATTACCAGAACAAGTGAAAAATAAGGAAGACTTTGAAAGATTTACTACTACAAATGATCGTAGTGCCATTATTTATGGTATTTATTACATTACATTTGGTGATAGTAAAGAATATGAATTAACTTGTGGTTTCTGTTCACACGCATTCCCATCAAAGATTAATTATGCTGACTTTTTCAGTATGAATTCTTATCCATATGCTAAGAATGTTATTGAATCATATAAGGTTAGTAAAGTTAATAATGTAGTTGATGAAGATCCCGAACTTGAAAATATTCTTGAAGAAAATACTATTGATGGTGTTTTAGAAAAATTTGAAGGATTAATTCCTGTTAAAGATATGCCAATTGGTCTTGCTCAGGCTGATACAAATTATAATGACTTCTTTGAATTTTATAATAAAGAAGGTTCTGACTTAAAGTTAGATTATAATAGTGTTGTTTATAAACTACATGATATTCGTTTAGCCAAAGAATCAAACCCCGTTGAAGTTGCTGCAACACCAGATAAAGATTCAGAGTTCTACAAAAATGATGCATTTACAAAACGAGTAGAAGTTATATTACCCGAATCCGGGGTTCTGGCTATCATTAAGGCTCCTACAATTCATGATGAACGTATTCTACATAATCGTTTAACACACACCAACGAAGACCAATTATCAATTGCGTCCGATATTCTGTTTATAGATCGATTTGAAGAATATGAAGCCGGAAAGACCAGTCCAATTCAGGTAATCTCAGATCAAACTGATATTCTAAGTGCGTACTATTCTCTTCCTATTGATGATCGTAAAGAATTAATTGATGTATACGAACGTGAATTTGGTCAATATGGTGTAGAACTTACAATCAAGTGGACTTGCCAGAATATGTATTGTAAGGAAAAGAACGAGTTGGAGGTTGACATAATCAACCAGTTTTTTCGCACCGTTGCGGCATCACGATAACGTAGACAAAAATGTAAAATATAATAGAGATAGATTATTTAATTTATTTGAATTAACTAATCATTCATATGAATCCATTATGGAAATGCCACATTTATTTTTTGAGGCTTACTATTCTTGGAAAATGAACTTAGAACAAGAGAAATATAAGAAACAAAAATCTGAACTTGATAGTCAACAGAAGCTACAAATTAAATTAAAAGCGGAACAACATCAACAAACCATTAAAAATAAATTAAAAAATCGATAACATTGGAATAACACTATATGACAGAATATAATCAAATTACTGAATTTATGGATAATGTTCCCGGTTCAAACTATAGACTATATGATATCAATAATATATTTAATAGTGAGGGGGACTTAGCTGAGATATATAATGTTGACGTAATTATTAACAGCATTAATAATATCTTACGCATTCCAAAGGGAACTTATTTAGACGATCCTGAATTTGGTGTTGGAATTGAAAAATATTTGTTTGAACCCTCGGACCAAACAACTATTTCTGCCATAACAAGTGAAGTAAAGGAAGCAATTTCTGTATTTGAGAGAAGAGCGAAAATAGACGTTTCAGTAAGTTTTTTTACAAACATGCGAGGTTTTAATATCGATATTAAAGTATCCATGAATGGTATTTCAAAAACAACCAAAGTAAAAATACAAGAAAACTTAATTAAAAATATATAAAGCGAGTTAACTCATGGCAGAATCATATTTTCAAAATTATATACGAAAACACAATTATAGCTCAGATTACTTTCATGTAGCATATGAGCGATATATTTCTACGTATCCAGCTTTTCCTGTAAACTATTATGCAGTTGATACAAATAATACAATTTGGGAAGACGATAAGTTTCGGGGTGGGTCATATGAAAAAACCGACGTTGGTGAATTATCCGGTAAAAAATTTAAAAAAATATATGAACTTCCCATATTTCAATTAAGTTCAATACAACCAAGTATGGACTCTGGTGATACGGGAATAACCACTAGAAATTCACTACAAGGTACATTTTTATTACCACAAATATATGGTTTAAAACCAACTATGCATGATGTAGTTGATTTAAATTTTTCATTTAAAAACAATGGAAGTCCAAGTAAAGTTTTATATGTTATTTCCAATGTAGAGTTTGCTCACCATGGTGATGAGTTTAATATTTTTAAATGTGAAATACAGGTAGCACATTTTGAAAAAACAGATATAGAAAAACAACTATCTGAACTGTGGCGTTTTTATGAACCATCAAAATCAATACTTCCACTTACAAATACATCCATATTATATAAAATGATAAGTCGGTCCGAACAAGTTTCAACTAATTTGAATACTATGTTTCATAAAAGTACGAGTTTTTATTTAGATAAGCTTAATTTATAAAGGATTTAAATAGTGTTAGATGAAAAATCAATAGAAATTTATTCTTCTCGTGATAAAATTCGAGAACAATTAATCGATTTATCAAAGAATTACTTACAATTAACAAACTTTGATTTTAATAAGAGTTCATATTTATCTTATATTATAAATATGTTAGCTACACTAGATTCAAATTTAATGTTTTATGTAAGTTCTGTATACAGAGAACAATTTTTAACAAAAGCTGTTCAACGGGAATCTGTTTTAAACTTAGCAAATATTATTGGGTATAAACCAAATTTTGCAAAGCCATCTACATGTAATGTGTTGATTCAAATTCCTTTTAACATTGGAGCGTCAACATTAAATTCTACTAAAATTAAATTAGTTGGTCGTAATAATAATTCTACATTAGAAGAATCCGAAGAACAAGTATTTAAAATTAAAACTGGAGATGGAATTGAATTTTCATTAATTGACACTATTATTGTTGAAATAACTGCACAAAAAATCATTAAAGTTTATCAACAAGTTTATGTAAACTCCAGCTTAGAAACTTTTAAAAACATTGAATACAGATATGTGAATGGAAAAATTCAATTCTTTTCAAACTTTATTCAAATTGTTGATCACTCAGAGACATTTACAATTCCGGAAGTATTACCAAACGAATTTTATTCAATAAATTATAATTTTAATAAGCGTGGTAGTATTGCTGATATTGATTTATTTACAATTAGTTCTTCCATTAATGGTGTTTTAGAGCGATGGGTTCAAAAGGATTCAATCTTCGGTATTGGACCCAATGAATACGCTTATACGTACCGTGAAACTGACACAGGGATTGTTATCACGTTTGGTAACGGTGTTGTGGGTAAACAGCCTAAAAAGGGAACCACGGTCATTGTAGCGGTTGGATTAACCTCGGGATATAAAGGTAATGTTATTGCTGGTTCTATTCGACAATCTAGTTCAGTTCGATCTGTTGAAAGTAAGCCTGATAAGTCAGAATTATATAAATCTATAGAACTTAGTGTTATTAATAAAGAACCATCACAATTTGGTAAAAATGCACCTACAATTGATGAGATTCGAACCAATGCTATAAATCGAGTTTCAACAAACTCACGTCTCGTTAGTGAACGGGATTATCAAAATGCAGACTTGGTTGTAAGTAATCTACCAGTAAGAAATGTTTTTCAAGTTTTAAAACGAAGTGATTTGAAGCGAAATGAAATATCAATTTTCACAGAATTAATTTATAACAACACAATTGTGCCAACTAGAAATGCTAATATCGCTGTTAATCCTACAGAATCAGATTTACCTGAAGAGGTCATTATAAAAGCAGAATCAACTGAAATTTCAATTGATGACGAGGATTATGTGACTTTATTTGATTTAAGTTTAAATACTTATACTAATGAAGTTAACTACTATTATTATATTAATGAAATTCAAAAACCATTAACATTAGTACGACAATTGAAAACATTGGAAACAACTAAAATTCTTCCAATTTATTCATACTATGCTACAGATAGAACATCTGATGTTGAAAATTTATATGTTGAACTACATTGTAATGTACTTGATACTACATCTAAATATGAATGTAAACTCGAAGTTACTTCAATGAATGGTTCTAAACAAACTTATTACTTATATGATACAACATCATTATTAAGTGATTCCGAAACTGCGATTAAAATATTTTCAACTACACGAGATGATGATACAGACGAAAATACAAGTTCAAATCTACCAATATTATTATCTAGTATTCCCGCTGGTGACACTGTTGAATTCACATACACTATTAATCACATAACAACAAGTCCAGCAAGTTCAACAGAATTAAATATTTCAACACATTCAATTATTGTGAAAAAAGATTTAAGTGATTTTATGTATAGTCAAGTTGAACCCGGAAATTCCACATACATGATTTATGATGTTCCTGTGGTTAAGAAGGATTATTTTCAAAGTTTAATAAATAGAAGCTTATTTACATCAAATGTATTACAAAAGATTGTAGATTTTAATGTATATGAATACAAAATGTTAACAGACTTTGTTAATTTAAAATTTGCTAATACAACTGGTTATTCAAGTAATATGAAATACAGATCAATTACAAGAACATCAGTTATTGATATTAATCCAGACTTAGATCCTACAGATGATGATCTTTTTGAAATTGGTGACCGATATGCAGTAAGTGATAATAAAAATATGTTCTCCCTACACCTTGATTACAAAGCGTCTGTACCAACTGGTGGTTATATTGGTACATATACTGCAAGTGGTTGGACATTTGAAAAAATTAAAGTTAATGATATTTTTGATGTTACTAACCTTGATGGAATTAATACAAATATTTCAGATCCGGCAGACCATACTATATATAGAATGATTTATACAGGAATTGAAATAGTTGAGCCAAAATTTGAAATTCCACTCGAAATTAAAATGGTAATTATTCCAAGTGTAGACTCTCGTGTATCAGATCAGGTATTAGTAAAAAATATTAAAGACACACTCGTATCAAAATTAAATCCATATTTCGGTTATAATAAAACCTTACTTCGTTCTGTTATTATAAAAACAGTACAAGAAATTACAGGTGTAGAACACGTAGAATTACTCGAACCTTCTTTTAATATTAAATTTGAAGAAGACCCATATAAAAATATGACTCAAGAACAATTATTACGTTATACACCAGAGTTAATTTATTTTACAACCGAAAATATTATTATTGAATTGAAGGATGTATAATGATTGCTGTACCTATTCTAAAAAGTTCACCAGTTGAATTAAGAGCACTGCAAAACTACGTTACACGTGTGAATGGCTTTGAATTAAGTAAATTACATACACCGTGTTATAAACCTGTTATGGTCAAATATACGAAAGATATGAAAAATTTATTAGGTATAGAAGACAGTGACTTAAGTATATTTTTTGATGCTATAGTTGATGAAAAATATCGCGCTGCGTTTAAAATGCTTAAAAGTGATATTACAATGCTTTTATTTATTGGTATTATATATTATTCAAGATTAAAGAAGTATGATATTGTTGAATCCTTATATATTTTATTGGCTATAAGATTATATGCAAATAGAGCCAATCAATTTTGGCAAAAATATTGTAAAGAAGATATATGGGATATCGCATTAAAGAACTTATCACAAAAACATTTATATAAAGTTAGAAATGGAATTTCTAGCACTGTTCTTTTTCTAGCATCTCACGAATTTGATAAAAATAAAAATATACTCGCTTCAAAATCAATAACTCATGAACAAGCAATTAAAATGATATACATGCTTAGACATAGAATAAATCAATCAGTAAAATCTTTTGGTAAACGATATTATGAAATTGAAGCTGAAGCAAAACAACAAAATGAAATTAAAGATAAGACCAAAGAAAATATTAATGTTGGATTAATTGCTAATCAAATATCAGATAAAATATGTACTTATTCTCAAATTGATGTACAATCGTTTAATGAAGCTGTAACACGTAGTCGTATTAGAAAAGATTTGGCATTACCTATTATTCAAGGTTTATCTAGAATTGAATATAGAGATAACATTAAGTTTATAATATTACTAATGTCAAAGATTATAAACTTTTCTGATATTTGTATTCGACATCAATATTTAACCAAATCAATAGTTTCAAATAGAATTAAAATAAACAATTATTCTATAAAAGATCAAATTTTAGAAATAGTTGACTCTTTAATGTTACTTCAAACAAAATCTATGAATAAAGATCAAATTACAATACTTGTATCTACATATATTGGTTATTATATTAAAACAACTATTTGTTAAAAAATTAATACATTAAAAAATACCCTGAATTCAATTAAGAACTCAGGGTATTTTTTGTGTTAATTTTTATTTAAAAGCTACCAGTTTTTAATGCTGGTTGTGATGTACTAAGACCTTGACTAATTACCTGCATAGAACCCGAATTAATATTTTCTGTAAGATTAAATGCTCGAATGTTTGGTTGTTGAATATCTTTTATAACATTCAAAGTAGTTGAGTCAAATTTATCTGTATTATTCCAAAACCAGTTTACTAACTTGGAATCTAATGGGACTCCGTTTTTAATTTTAATTGCAACACGATCTTGTAAAGACAACTGATATATTTCAGCATTATAATCTTCTGAGCGTAATTGTAAGTGGTCTTCCAGATCTGTTTTATATTTGGCTATTGAGCTTATATTTGAATCTGTTAATAATGTTTCATCTGTAAATTGATAATTTAATAATGGATCTGACTTTGCATCTAAAAATTCTAATTCATCAAGTTCAATTTGATTAGTACTTGTACCAACTTTTGTTGATTTTTGTGCGGTTTGTTTTGCTGTAGCCAGTAATGCATTAGATCTACTATAAGTTGTGTTTAATATTACTTGAGTTTGGTCATAAAATTCTGGTGGTATTGTTTCACCGAGAAGATCTCTCATATATTTATCTAATGTTGGTCGGTCTTCCAATGGATCTTGTTCACCACGAATAATCATTGTACTATATAGAGATTGTATTGAAAATCTTACTTCAACGGTTCCGGGTCTTTGTTTAAATGATATATCATTATTATCACCACCCTTTACAACATCTAGATTTGAAATAAATCCAGCATCAATTGCACCCATCCCCGGACATTTCATTCTACATAAAACTGGATAACTATATGTAAAATTAGAATCAGATAGTGGGCACATAAATAATAATAAGTGATATAGTGGATTTAAAATATATTTAATATAATGTGGTAAACTTGATGGATATGGGTTCCATAATTTAACAGTAAATGAATAGTTTGGTTGAAATGAACTTCCTCTCCAAATCATAGGAAAGTCTACTTTTGAACCACTTGCAATATTCATTACACCTTTCATTAAATTGTTAGGTGGTTGTACAGGTTGTTGTGGTTGCTGTTGTGGTTGTGCTGGTGTAGTAGATTCTTCTGGAAGCAACCCACTAAGTCCGGGAATCTGACGTAGCGCCGTCATACCCGCTGTTCCTAGCGAACTGAATGCACCAAAAATATCGGTTGCACCTGTTATTTGTTTAAGTTCACTTCCTATCGAAGAACCAACATTCGTCGCATTTTCAAACATAGATTCACCAAAATCATGATTCCAAGACTCATTAAATGAGTTTTCAGCTTGAACTGCAAATTTGAATATATCACCAATAGGTTTTAATCCGGGAATTCCTTTTGGGAATAATGATGCAACACCAGCATCCGTTGATCCACCGCTCGAATTGGACACCATTCGTCTATATTTTTGTACAGTAAATAAGTTTAAACCTGTATCTTCACCAATTGCTCCAATTTGAGCACTAACTGGTTCTAATGTTATTACCAGCGATTTTTGTAGAATTCTATTTAAAGTTTGTTCATATGCATAATCACCACGATGTATAATTTCATGTACTGGTGGTAATCCCATTATTCGATCATACTCATCAAATAATTTAGTTTCTTCAGGAATATTTGAAATTGTTGTTGGTGTACCGATTAGATCAATTACATCATATATACTAAAATTAGAAAACGGATCTTCTGCTCGTTGTTCTTCTTGTCGTGATATAAGATCTCTAAATGCAGCAACATCTTTTCGATTAATTGCACCATCATTATTTACATCTAGTATTATAGTTTGCTCTTGGGTTGTTAAATTTTCAGCCATATTATTTTAAACCTTTATGCATCAAATTGTGCAAAAATTAAATTATATACTTCCGGTGGAATACTTTCATTGCTATTATTAGATTGTGCATTTGTTGCATTTGAATTTGAAGTATTATTAGTTGTTGTAACGGTATTTGTAACAGGACTAGACGTATTTACAGCAACTTGAGCCACATTATTATTAAGTTTATCTAATCCATCCGCAACTTTGGTGTTTGAATCTCCTACAACTTTAGATACACCATTACTTATTCTAGCAGAACTTAGCTCGTCACTTACATTTTGACTATCTACAATTTGTTCTGGTGTTATAGCAGATGCCGTTTGAGGAGGTTTTTCTTGAATACTTGGTGTTGCAGATGGAGTAGCACTTGCAGCCGGTGCCGCTGATGATGAACCCGCTGTACCTAAGCTACCCGATGCTATTTGACCTTTGTAATTTTCTGCCAGTTTAGCACGTTTTGCAGTTTCAGATTGTCCACCAGCATAACCAACCGCTTTACCAATTGAATTTATATCAGATAAATTAGCACCATGACTTTGCTTATCTGCGAAATAAACTGCTGCAATTCTTGCTGCAATTGCAGGGTCATTTGCTAGATCTGGATTTGAAACTAAGTCTAAACCAAGTTTCTTACCATATGTTGTATAGTTATCTTTACCAGTAAGCTGAATTAATCCTCTACCGCGATATTTGTATCCTTCATCTGCAGCATTACCCATACGAGAACCATAGATATGGTTACCAACCGCTTCTGGACCCTGATCTACAAGTGCTTGTGCTGCATTTACATCCGCAAATTTTTTAGGAAATAATCTATATAATGTTTTAGCACTATATTTATCAACGTCTTCAGATCTTGGTCTAAAATTAGATTCAGCTTCAATCTGAGCCATAACGTTTGCTATAGCAGTAGGATCTGTAATTCCTTGTGCTTTTAATTCATCAATGAGTGCCTGTTGAACTTCAGGTTTATTTGCACTACCAGTTGATGTTTTTGCTGATGGTGATGTACTTGTAGCCGGAGTTTTTGATGGTACTGCAGCGGGATCTGTAGTAGCAGTGGTTGGATCAAAATTTACAACAGAGTTCGCTGGCTTAGTTGTACTATATCCACTCTGAGTTGCGGCTGGTCCTGTTCCTGCTGGAGTACTATATCCATTCTGAGTAACGGCTGGACCTTGTGGAGTTGTACTATATCCGGATGGATTTGCTGATGGTTTTTTAAAAACATGTCCAGCAGCAGGATTTGTAGCAGCTTTGGGATCATATGTAGCCACAGAATTTGTTGTAGTTGTAGTTGTTGGTGTACTTACATTGGCTGGTGAAGTAGTGTTTAAAGCAATTCCTCTAGATTCCAATTCTTTAATAAAACTTTGTTTAACCGGAGCATTATCAAATTCAACACCATCAATACCAATTTGTTTTCTAACATCCATAGGAATATCAGATACAACATATTTCTTAGAACTTTGATCAATTGGTAACGAATTTGTTGCATTGGTATTCGTGTTTTCAGCAATTCCTGACTGAGGATTTAATTCCTGATCTAAGTGACGAAGTTTTGCAGACTTATTAATGTATACCATAAGTTGATCAGCAATTTCATCACCATATTTTTCACGCATTTGTTTCATTGCTTCAACTTTATTCGTACCCTGATCAACTAAATTTTTATATTCAACATGAATTTCTTTAATCTTTGTTGGAGTTGCTTTTACTTCAGCTTCAAGTGTTTTGTAATCAGCTTGACCTTTAGCACGCATTGCATCTAGTTTTTCTTGACCAAATTGCTTTATTTTTTCAATTCTACGAACAACTCGTTTACCACCAGATTCCACAATTCTAGTAATAACTTCTCTTACTGTACCATCAGCGTCTGTAATATTTTCTCTTATTTCATCAATAATTTTGTCTTTAAGTTCACCACCTTTTTCTTGCATCTTATTACCAAATTCATATCCAGCGTCTTTTAATTCTGTCATTGATTTTGGTACAGATGATGAAATTTTTTCGACAATACTACTATTTTTAATACCATTGACAACGTTTTGACCAGCATCTAAAGCAATTGATTTTAAATCGTTTATTCTATGAGCTATACCATATTGTTTAGCATAGTCCATAAATTGAGTAAATATTTTATCACCATATTTTGTTTGAATTGCATTTATAGCATCAATTTTAGTCATACCAGATTTGGTCATTTGTTGATATTCTACAAATATTTTCTTAACTTCAACTGGATATGATTTTAATTTGCTCATAGCCTCTTTTTGTTCAGTTGTTTGATAATTTTTATTATATAATGTTTCACCTGATATTGCGCCAATACTATTTTGAACACCATTAACAGCATTGTTACCATATTGCATAGCTTGATTGCCATACTGTTTAGCCATGTCAATACCTTGATTGCCATACTGTTTTGCATTATCTATATATGGTTGTGCCTTTTCTTTTAAACCATTGACAATATTTGTACCTTGATCTTTTAATGCATCTGGTGTTGACATTTGTGTATTATATTTTTTACTTAATAAATAATAATTCATTACATCATTAAAAATTTCAGGATATTTATTTTTAATCTGATTAATAGCATCTGTTTCCGGAATACCATTTTTTAACATCGTTGTAAATTCAGCATATGCATATTTAACTTCTTTTGGAAACTTTTTCATCTGAGTTAAAGCTTGTTGTTGAGACATACTCTTATAGTCAGTTGTTGAATTGTTTATTAGTGTTTTTGTTGAATCGTATGTTGATTGACCATATTGCATAGCTTGATTGCCATACTTCTCTGCTGTAGCTACAGCACCGGGAGCGTATTGGTTAACAGCACCAAGTGCTTGATTGCCATATTGTTTAGCCATATCAATACCCTGATTGCCATACTGCTCCGCTGTAGCTACAATACCGGGATTTGCTGGTGGGACTTGCTGAACTGGATCCTCCTCACCAAAGTCCAAAAGTCCGGGTTTGTTCAGAGATTTATCACCAATATAGTTTTCAGCTACATAATCACCACCATACGAACCAGCAATCATACCACCTAAACCACCAATAACTCCTCCAATTGCGGCTCCCGGTATTGCTCCAGCACCTCCAAAAAATGCTCCAATTGCACCACCGGCTGCTGCGCCACCCTTAGCTCCAAGCGCACCACCCGCCCACATACCACCAGCTCTAGCAGCGCCTCTACCCACAACTGCTGTTGCGCTTTGACCTTCTTTTATATCATCATAAGCACTAATTCCAGCATCTAAATAATTTAATGCACCAAGACCCTTGGCACCCTTAGCTAAAACTTTACCGGCTTTACCAACTTTACCAACTTTAGCAGCACCTTTTCCTGCGGCAGCAGCCACGTCGTCAACAGCACCAACACCTTTTACTCGTTTTACGCTTTTGGCTTTTTTTATCCAATTTGCAGTTTTTTTAAATCCAAGTGCAGAAACAACTGAAGAACTAAGTATTACCATAGCGTCTTTAAGACCTGTGAGTCCAGCACCAATCACACTCAGTGCTCCACCAGCTAGATCTTTTAACCACATTAATTTTTGTATACCTCTAAAGAATGCATTTTCTTTATGTTCTTTTTTATCTTGTTTACGAATTGTATCAATATCATCAGCAGATTCTTTTGTATTTTTTTGGGTCTTCATCTCAGCAGATACACCCATTGCTAATATATCATTAACAGTTTTACCTCTAAATTCACCACGTGTAAGTTTTTTAGGTGAATTACTCAATTTAATTTGTAATTCCATTAATTCAAGGGATCTCTTTTGAAACACGTCGTCTTTTCTACGAGACTCTTGCATAAAATTCAATAATGATGACATATCTCCACCGGAACCACCACCCAGATTTTCAGATATATCACCACCACCCGAACCACGAGACTTACCCGTGAAGTCATCTTTAACTCCACCTAAAAGACTTTTACCTTTTTTAAATACAGACTTAATTCCACGTTTACCTAATAATTTTACATATGAGCCAGCACCAGCATCTGGTTTTCCTTCTGTAGCTTTCCATTGTTTAAATATTTTTGATTCGTTTTTAAATAGATCTCTACCTTTACCAAATAATTTTTTACCACCTTGAAATGCACTATATCCGGCTTTAGCACCACGATATCCTAACTTACCTATTGCACCAGCAGCTAAAGTACCACCCAAAACTGGTAATAAATATGGAGCAATAGCACCAAGTAATCCCGGTAAAGCGGATGCTGCAGCTAATCCACCGGAGCCAGCAGCGCCAGCGACACCACCATACATAGACAAAGGATTCATACCAAGCATCATAGGTATTAATATACCTGCTGCACCAACACCACCAGCACCGCGTAACAAGCCGCTCATCTTACCACCACCGCCACCACCCTGCATTTGTCTAGATCCACCACCCATATAACCTCCACCACCCATACCACCACCCATAGTATTCCGTTGACCACCACCGAATAATTTTTTTATAGCGTTTGGTGTAGCAGCACTTACTCCAAGTTTAGCAGCACCAAATGCAGCACGACCAGCCATTTTAGGAACTGCCGCTATAGCTTCAATTACGGTAGTTACTTCAGATGGTTTTTTAATTTTATAATCAACATTTAAACCAGCTTTAGCAATAGACGCAATATCATAAAGTAATCTATTTGTTTCGGCTGAATTAGCACGACTTGACATATACATTAAACCAAGTGTGATATTCATAGCATTTAATACACCAACTTTTTTAGCGTTGGGTAATTCTGTAGAATATCGTGCGGTTCTTAAGAATGAAATTGAAGGTAAAGCAGTTAAAATACCAAGTTTACCAAAAAATCCAAAAGTTGTTTTTACTTTTCGTTTTTCATCACTTCGATCTAATGCACTTGCAATACTTTTAGATAAATTGGTTATATATTCGTAATCGTGTTTTGATAAACCACCACTGGAGCTTCCATATTTTTTTGATTCATTAACTCCAGAATTTCCAGAATCTCTAGAAATCATTGAATTAGCAACACCACCAGAACGAGCTAGTGAACGATCTCCTAATGATTGTCTACCCCTTTTGTTGGAATGTTCTTTATATTCAATTGTTTGACGTTTTCCGGTCCTTCTAATTTTAGCAACTCGTTTTACTTTTGAACCATCATCTGATGAAATATATGTTTCTTCAATTTGTTCAATTGGTTCTGCAATTGGTTGGACAGATTTATCGTAAGATTCCATGTTACCACCACCACCCATACCACCACCATATTCATCTGAACTACCTATAGTAGAACCACGATAAGACTTATACTTGCTGTATATGTCTTTACCACGTTCAGCCAAGCCTCTAACTAGCATTGAACCGATAGGTCCACCCAACATTAACATAGCAGCATCTCTATGGGATTTCATTAGCTCTGGAGCATTATCCGATAGAGTTTGATCATACGCAGTACTACCAGCAAATTTTGCGGTATTACCCACATTTCTTGCTGTGCTTTGAGCAAAGTTGCTCATTTTACCAAGAATCGAACTTCTTCTAGAAGAACGAGAAGAAATTTCACCACTATCAAACATAGCCTTTGGATCATTTGCCATAAAATTTTATTATCCCATATCAATCTTATTTATTGAATTTACAATATTTTGATGTATTCCGTATTGATTTTTAATTGCAATAATTTCACTTGGAAATACTACTTCTTGTCCAATTGTAGTTGTAAAATTTCGTAATCCTAATGCAAAGTAAGCATGTATTAATGCCTTCTCCGCTAACCCCGTATCTTTATGATAATTTTTTTTACCCTGAAAATTTTCCATATAAACACCAACTGTAGCATTGGCAGCATCATTAATTTGATCTGAATTTAATAATTTATCATCATAGTAGAATAAATTGGCAAAAAAATAAAACCATAAGTGAAATAAGTCGTTTATAGGAATTGAAAAATTTCCTTCTGTATTTGCATCATATGTATGGTGTAATTTTTCTACAAAATCATATACAACTCGCATTTTTTTATTTAATATTTCAGCTATATCCTTTTCAGGTATATATTTAAATTCTTTTCCAATTAATCTTATAATATAGTTGGTATAAAATGTTAGATAATCACTACTTACATTTTTTAAATAACTCGTCTTTTTATAATTTTTTGCAGCCATATGACACAACTCATGTGTTAAGACTCTATCCAAATTATAACGAGTATTACCAAGTAAAGATACATTATCGTCTAATACAATATATATAGTGTTATCGAGATTAAAATAAAATCCGAGCGCATAATTCTTTTTGATACCAAAACTGAGTTTAATCTTATTGTATAGAAAATCAAATTTTGATTGATTTGTATATCCAATTATTATCTTCTTATTTTCAATTCCAGCTTTAATTGTTTTAAATATCGGCTTTGTTAGACTAGACTCTTCAAATTGACTTATTGCTCTTTTTTGAATTTCAGGACTTGAAAATATTTCAATTGGGGGAATATCTGACATAATATTCACCTTTGTATATGGTACTAAACCAACTGGTGAAAATCGAAATTCCTCAATATAGTATTTAGAGTGATCAATAACCAACATTAATAAATCCTTTTTTTATATTTGTCCTTTGTTTATTCCGTATTTCTATATAACATATTATATATTTCTTCTTCGTTGTCAGATGAATCATCATAGTCATCATTAAAAATACAATCTATAGCAACATCAGAATAGTCATTTTCAAATTTATTCAGTCCATAATTTTCTTCAACCTTCATATGCTTTCGAACTTGATCGTACTCATATGATTTTAAACCGTATTTATCTCCGGGTAGTATTGCTTGTGGTGCTAAGTTGTCTTGATTTTCATAAAATTTATCTATAAAAGAATCATCCATTAATAAATCTTTTTGTACATCTTTACCACGGTCAAGTTTTTTTAATATTTCTTGATATGAATCTGGTGCATATTTTCTTACATAGAAGCAAAAAGCATATGCCATAACCAAGTCATCGTTATATCCATCATCAGCTTGAATTTTTCCATTTTTATTTACTAAGGTCATTAATTCGGAAGCTAATCGTTTAGAATAAACTGTATCATAATTTTCTCTAACATGATTATACATAGCTTCAATTATTAAAGGTCTTGATTTTGAATTTGTGCTTAAACCGGGAACTAATGATGGTTTACCTATTTTTAATATATTCATAGCACCCAATTTACGGGTTTCACCAAATATATTAAAATTTTCAGGTTCATCGGCTAAGTAGTTTAATACGGTTATACCGAAACCACCCGAATTTTCAACTATAATTAAATTATTTGGAAACATAATTGCAATTGTTTTAACAAATCGAGCAAATGTGAGTGGTTCTAGTTTACCAACGTATTCTGCTATTTGTTCACATGTAACGAAATCAATTATTTGTATTGTACTAAAATCGCTACCACTAGCAGATGCTACGTCAATACCCATCATACAAAAATTTGTTCTATCATAATCTGGCTTATAGATACATAATACACCACCATCTATATATTTTATTTCTTTTGTTGCTGGAAGTTCACCTTCCATATTAATTAATTCGTTTAGTTTTGTCTGTACATCAGCATCCCAATAAGATCCTTCCGAACTTATAAATTGCATTTCTAACTCTTGTGCAATAATTTTTGGATCATTATTAAACGCATCACACTGTTCTTTATACCATTTATCTGAAAGTCCAATATCTCGCCAGTAAATTGCGTTTGCTTTATATACAGATTTACCGGTCTTTGCATCCATCCATTTTCTGAAATACCATTCACCTCTACCCCGAGTTCCGTTTGGAGTACTAATAATGAATGTACCATATGGTATATTATTTTCTTGTGCAACTTTTTGTGAAATTGAGGTAGATGGAATTAATGCTGTAAACGCGGTTTGAATATTGGAAATGAAGGCGGCCTCATCGATCAGAAGTAAAGAAATTGAGTTACCACGAAGAATACCTTCGGGATTACTGGGAGAAACCGCTTGTGATACTAATGTAGAACCAGTCTTTTTTAATTTAAATGATTGTGCATTACGTTCTTCATAGTCCAATGATTCATGGGGTCGCATAAAATCTTGTGGTATATTATCTAAAATATCTAAAACTTTTTTATTGTATGAAGAAGATTCACTACCAGAACGACTTACTACACCAATAATATAGTTATCAAATAATAGTACTAACCACGCGCATATACATTGAGTTATATAACTACCACCAGTTTGCCTACTCTTATTCAGAATCTGAAAGTGGTCCTCTAGAAATGTAGTCGCTACTTTTTTCTGAGGATCATATAAAGTTACCAGTTTTCCCGTCTGTGGAATTACACAACAATTTTCAATAAAAAATATCAAATCTTCTTTACACTTATTGAAGAAATATACTTTTTCCTCAACCGACATTGTGTTGTATTCTTCTATAGTTTCTTTAAATTTCATGTATAATATACCTTATTAATCAATTATATACAAAAAAACTAAACATGTCATAATAATTATATTATAACATGTTTAGTTGAATTATATGAAATTATAATTATTTATTTCTATTGAGTCGTCTCGCTAACTTTTGAGACTTCTTTTTCTTTAAATTATTCTTACTACGTTGAATGATTGGAGTTCTAGTTGAATTATTATATTTAAATGTGTTTTTGGATTTTCCTTCAGATTCGATCATATCTTTAAGTAGAGAATCTGGAGAAGGATTACAGTCTGATGTAGTAGATGTTAAATTGACTAAACTGTTTGTAACATTAGATTTGTATTGTTTAATAGGTGTTGGTTCTGGTGTCATTTTTAATATCCTCGTTAAGTGTCTAGGCTTTCTCGGAAACAGGTTATATCAGCGCGACATACATAGTGACCCGTTTCACTTCGTGATAGTGATATTATAGACGATCCGATGATGTATTTTCCACCTGACGGCAAATATTCTGTAGTTTGTGGAATTATTTCTACACATTTTCCAACAGATGATAATTTCTTGATTGGTAACTTACTACCTGAAATTTCAAAAGAAACTGTTGAAGCAGAAGCAATGAATGCAGCCATTTTGGATGTCAGATATGAATCATTTTGGTCATCTTCATTTGAATTTGCATTAACCGTAGTGTGAATAATCTTTTTACCTTTTGCTGCAGTATTAAAGATTAGTTCTGGATTTTGTGTTGTTTGAAATGTTTGTGAAATATCATCCAAATTCTTTTTAACTGTATCTGTAAATTTATTACGTGGTCGTTTGATAACAATATGTTCATAACCTTTTGTCATAACACTAGTATTTGTTTTATTTTTTACAGCTAGTGGTTTAAATGTATAAAACACATTATCTTCCTCGGATGATTTTTTCATTATATCAGAATCAGATTTACCGGGAGCTAAAAAATACATCGAATATAGAATGTCTTGTTCAGCAATTGTAGATATATCCCACATATTAATATTATTATCAAAGTCACAATATATAAACAATGGACCTTTATAAATACCATATCTATCATTCAAATATCGAATACAACCTATAACCGATTTTGGTGGAACTACTAGTTGCTTTAATTTTGTTTCATTCATATTACGGTCTATAATATTTTTAGTTATATCTTTAACATATTTATCTAATAATGTTTTTACTATTGATAACGGTGTATTTTCTCCACCACTTTTATTTGAATTTGCATTTTTAGTATTTTGTGAATTTTGATTTCTCGCTTTATTAAATTGATCTGTTATATTTTTAATCGAAGAATTTCCAACAGAACCCATACCAAACCCACCACCATTAGTTAGTACATCTAGTGATGCACCACCAGTCCGCATAATTTCTGATACTGTTCCCGATGGTAAATTTGTAATCGAAGTTGAACCATCTGAGTTTAATCGGGTTTCTTGAATTGCACCAGTAAACGAATCAACAGTTGACGTGATTGTGTCTGATATTTGATTTACACCAGAAAAGGCATCAAATAAACCAGACGCATTAATCACATTAAAATTATTAACACGTTCAGTTAATCTTGAAAATTCACCCTGTCCATTTTTCTTACTCTCTTCATTAAATATAAAATTAATTGTAGTTGATAATGCTAGATATGGTTCTTTTAATAAACATACAACTTTAACTTTATCTTCCAATTGGCTTGTAGTATTTGCATCTCCAGAATCTGCTTGATTTGAAGCTACAATATCCATATGAATAACAATGAGGTTGAGATTAATTTTTTCTCCCGGTTGAACTGATTCTCCGGTCACATTAATTTCTAAAAAAGCATCCTGTTGACCATAAATTTTATCTAAAAAATAATCCTTTGCAGTCATATTAAAATTAATAGTAATTACAGGATAAACTGTTTTTATTGAATTCGATATGTATATACTATCAACACGCATAGTCAAATCAATTTCACCAATAGAAAATTGAATTGTATATTGTGGTCGTAACGAACGAAGAGTAGCCATTTATTATCCTTTTATTTATAAATTTGTCCTAGAAAAAAATATATTGACAAAAAAATAATCAAAAAATATAGATCTTACGGAATTCGTAGGATCTATATTTATATGATATTATCTGAATGTGTATTTTACTACCCCAATTGCACAGACTCCGATAGCTGCTATAGGGGTGAGAACTATACATGTCATTCCATATATTATAGC